CCCGACCGCGACCACGACCGCGACCCCGACCGCGACCCCGACCCCGACCGCGACCACGACCCCGACCACGACCGCGACCGCGACCACGACCCCGACCACGACCGCGACGGGATCCACCGCAAGGTGTTGCTATTCATTCCGGCTAACATTATTTTTGTTCCTTAGGCAGGTCGTGGTTCCAGGGAAACATGTCAACAATTGTTTCAATGTTTACCCACTGCTGACCAACTGGCTCAACCTCATCAAGAGTCCCGTTTTTAATGGCTTGCATAAAACGACCAGAGTCAGCTATCCACGAGGCTTTTTCTAGCTCAAACAGGTTGCCGATTCTGTTTTTAACTTTTCCTACCATATGATATGTGACGGTGCGAATAAACAGTTTTTTGCCGATAAATTCGTCCAGTTCGTTAATTTCAAGAATCGCGTCGTCTTCTTGAACCTGCTCTTTAATTTTTTCCCAAGTCTCTTGAGAGATGGTAATAGTTTTTGACATAGTTTCCCCTTACGCTTTCTTTAATTCTTTTAACTCGGCAGCGGCTAGTTTGCCCAAGGTCGCCTCGTTTTGATCGGCGAGCACATTGAGTAGGGCCGCCACTCCAACATGATTTAATGTTAGATCGTCATTTAACCATCCGAGTTCGTACATATTCTGCAAGTCTTTACTTAGAACTTGTTTTTGTTTAGCTGATAATTTAGACATTTTATCTCCTTTATTATTAATGCTTGGGGCGAGCTCTAATTCGTCGGCACTCATATACCATCCGCTTTTGCCCGTGTTCATACACCCCCCTCCCCATTCTGATCCACATTTATGACCCCCCATCCAATTTTCAAATAAAACCGCGAACATACTTCCTTGTCCTGATTTATAAACAATTTGTCCAAGCTTGCCAGTGGGGGCCCCACTAGTGGCTCGAACTCTATCACCGCACTTAAACGCCCTTGGAGTGCTAGTGTCAGCCCCGGTTTCTGTGCCTGCAAACGGATTGTAAATGTGTGGATTACATGGGGATGTCATCAGCTACCTCCTCGGAGTATGATTTGTTTGATTTAGGCTTAACCCAATCTGGGTCCTGGTTTTCCTCTAGTTCGTCCTTGTACCCGTGTCCGTTACACCAGCCTCGTTTTTCATCCAAGTGAGCGGGGACTTTCATTCTTGGGGTTTGGAACATCTTGATGTCATGAAATGCACACCAGGCATTCGCAATCGGAGAGTTAATGGTTTTCCTTTCAGTGGGAGCGAAAACTTTCTTAGGACGCTCTGGGGTCGTATTGTCCATACTATCTGCGTCCCGACCATCATCTATCGCAAACAAAGCTCCTAGGGCGTATTTGCGGGCATAGGACGTGCTAGAGCCAGTAATTTGTGACTCGTCCATACCCTTTTTAACCTCAGCTTCACGAGCCTGAGCGGAAGCATCTACGTGCCCCTCCCCGTTAGAAAGACGAGCGGTTGATCTCAGGTAGTAGCGATCTCCCGCTAAAATAATTTCGTCTGCCGGGAAGGTGACGGTATAAAAATAATCAGGATCCTTCAATAGTGGTTTGACGGCTTGCAAGATTTCTTCAGCGTTGCGGTACGTATATCCACCGAACTCGTTTTTTTTGTCCTTAGGGACGCTTAAGGTTTGTTGAATTTCAGCCAGCTTTTTATGAACGGCTTGCTGGGGAGTGAGTTTTTCTTTTTCAATTGGCATACAGGTATAGTACAGTATGAGTAATTACTTGTAAATAGTTATGTCAAACGAAAAGTTGGCACGACAAGCTATGGTTCCCCTAAGAACCCCTCCTTGCCTTTATATTGAGTCTTTCGCCTATCGAAGCTGGCGCTTCGTTTTTTAAAACTTTGCCAGCTGTTTTCGATGAGGTGCCCAGCCCTTACGGGGTTGTGCGGTTATTAAGAGCCGAATCCAACGGCGGGCCAGTACTAACTGGGTGCTTGAGACAGGAGTCGAACCTGTGGCCAACGGCTTATGGAACCGTCGCTCTCCCACTGAGCTACTCAAGCGCTTATCTCTTCTCTCTCCAGTCCGGTTTGTCACAAGATCTAGAAGATTCCATGTCTGAAATGACTCCGCTAAGGAGTGTTTTTCCTAGTTATGATGAAAAAATACAGTCAATCATGACTCGGGCCCAGCTTCAAAGCTTGGTTAGGACGGCTGATAAGACCGAACGCTCCACTGGCACACCCATAAAAAAGAACCGGACTGGCGGAAGAAGAGATGTTAAGGTACAAAAAAAAGACCCTCTGAGGTGGTGCCTGTGCAACGCATGACACGCAGCACCTCAGAAGGTCTAAAGCGATGCGTTGGCTTTTACCTCAGTGTCTAAACACTAAGCTCAATTAACCACATTTTGGGGGTGGTGTGCAAGTACCAATTTTATGATCCCTTAATTTGAGGATCATCAAACCTTATTTGCCAACACCATCCGCTCTTGATGGTCACTAATCGCCTCAGGCATAATAAAGGAAGCCGTGGCCACATGAAGCGCGGTCAACGCTTGGCCCAAAGCCATAGGGTCCGGCTTAGCCCCAAACAACACGGCTAAAGCTACCACCAAGTCAGCAATAGCAGTTACACTCGATAAAAGAAATTTTCGGCTGGTCAATCGGTCTTTTACCCCACTACTTTTACTTAGCAGTTGAGTGCTGAGATTGCTAATCTCTAAATCCTTGGCTACTAACTGGGTTTTGAGAGCTCGAGCCTCGTCTTCAACCATTTGCTGGTATTTCTGTTTAGACACGGTTAGGTCCTGGGCGTGGACCTCTTCAATGGTCTTTAGTTTCTCTCGCAACTTACCCAATTCCAACTTAGCGTTACTCAATTCTTCAGTTTTAGCGGTTAGATCTTTCTTTAATTTTTCTAAATCTGTTTTCTTAACCAGCTCTTCGCCGTCGTGTTGAATGCGGTAGACCACGTCAAAAGCGGCGTGGACGCTTTCTAAATTGCTCAGATCATAACCTTTATAGGTATTTGGCATGACTTCCTTTTCGGGCTTAGTGTGTAGTTTTACAAATTCCTTTGGGTCGATAAAGTACTCGTCTAGGATAGCACGGGTCTTGGCAATCATGCGCCAGTTATCGTTGGGTGGGCGTTTTTTAAAGACACTCCAGTGAAGGTGACAGGCGGTTGAATTGCCGCTCGTTCCCATTTGGTTAAAGATTGTGCCTTCAGGATAGAGCTGGCCGGTTATGAGGGAGTCTACGGGCTTCTGCAAATGACAGCAGCGAATCCAGTAGGTTGTATCTTTTACCGTGGCGTCTTGGACGTACATATTGCCAAATCCTGCCTCAGAAAAAGACGAGTGAACCTTTCGACCAGCCGCAATCATTCGCAAGGGGGTGCCACAATCAGTGTTGCCGCCACCCAGGCCGTTAGTATCAATGCCGTCATGGAAGCCGTAGTCAACTTTTTTACCAAACTCTCGATCTGTTTTAAACGGCTCATGGGGGTTAATTAACATCAGCTTCCCTTTTTGGATTAATGGAGAGGCGAGTTTCAATCACTCCCAGTCGGAGCTCTTGAGAACGATCAGAAACGTCTTGTTTTTGTAAAGAGACGATGAGTGCGGCATATTGAGCGGTGAGTGTGTTGAAGTTTTGATCCATGCGCTGTTCTAGGAGAGCCAGGCGGGTCTGAATCATAAAATACGACGACAAGATTACCATTAGCGGGCCGACAAGATTAATTATTTGAACCACCTGGTTCCAAGTAATACTATTGTTGCGTTTGGGCACTTTGATTTCCTGCATTGATAATTCCTAATCGACCCAAGACATTTAAGGCGTCTTGTGTCTTTAAACTGGCTGCGGCATTAGCTGCGGCCTGTAATGGAGCGCCCTGGGCCACCCGAGCACCCTGAACGGCCAACCCAGTACTCAGCTTCTGATTTAACGGCTCTAAGACAGATTCAGTTACCGCTCCCACCACGGGCACTTGAGACAGTAATTTGAAAAAGCGCTGGCCCAGAGTTGAGGGAAGTTGGTTAGACAGATCAATAATTCTCGACATGCGAACGAATGATTTCTGTAGGGCCCGCAGCTCGCTCACGGTTTTGGCATTGATGAAATCATCAGCCAAGCTGTCTCCACCGATTTTACGGACATACTCAATCACTCGAGGGTCTTTATATTGTTCAATGGCTTGGGCACCCACCGCTTGGTCAACTGAAGTTCCTAACTCATCTGCTAGATCAAATTTAAGTAACGCTACCTCAAGTTTTTTGTTGTTAGCGGTGGTGGTAGCACTCACAAAGTCATCAATCGCTTCTTTGGATAGTTTTCGCTCCAAATCAGCCATAGAGGAAAGATCAACTTGCCCCGGAGCTCCGCCAGTATTGACTCGACCAAGTCTGCCGAGTTGTTTCTTCACCTCGTCTTCACCGATATCTGAGAATCGATCAACTAATTTTTTAGAATCAATGTCGGGCAGTGCTACGCTTTGATTTGGAGCTGAAGCAATGACGTCATTCACAACGTTGGTTCCAACCCCACCCGGACCAGTAAATTGGGCGAGTTTAGTTTGAACTTCTCCGCCAGATCCAGTAATGCCGTATTTAATCATGTCATCTACGGTTTCTTCGGGTCGAAGTTTCTCAAAGGCATTACCCTTTTTACTAAACGGAAAAGCCGATTGATACACCCGTTTAAAAACCGAAGGAGCTTCGGAAGCTCGATTGGCCGGTACGTTTTCAGCCTTCGTTAGGATTTTTTCTATTCGATCTGCACCTTCAGAATTAATTTTAACTTTTGGTTTTTGTAGGGACCGACCAGCTGCTCCCACCACTTCACCCACTCCCTGAACCGCACCGCCAATCGCCCCGCCAACCAATGCGTTAGTGACTCCGCTTTTAAACGCTTCTTCTCCAGTACCTCGAGGAGCAGTGGCACCAGAAACACCCCCACGCACCACGCCCTCTAAGGCAGCTTTGCCAATTCTGCCCGCAGTTGAAGCACCTTTGCCTAAAAATCCACTTGGAGCCAGGCTTGCAGCAGCTTCTCCCGCTACTCCCAAAGCAGTTCGCTCATACGGCTGGAGTTGTTTTCCACCCTCAATGTCGAGAATTTGTTCAGACCTACCCACCATTTCATTAATGGGTTTCGCGCTTATCTCGTCTATGTCTCGAGAACCAGATAAAAGTATTTGGCGTTTATTCGGGTCTTGTTCTTGCCGTGCTCGGGCAATCAAATCTTGTGATTGCTGAAAAGCTTGGTCTTGCATTTGCCGAGTTTCATCTAAATTCCCTCGAAGTCCCAAGCCAACTCCGGCTTGTTCAACCAGAGAAGCACCAGAGCCTTTTTGATCACTTACCCCCAAAGATCGAGGAGCAAAAAAACTTAACAGCGTCGTTAACGGGTTATTTATGGTTTGGGGTTTGGCAGTGGTTTGGGTTTGTTGCGAGGCTTGAGGAGCCGGAGTATTCCCGCGAGCCGTGGCAAAAATCTGCGTCAATTCTTCTTCACTAGGAGGAGTGTCACCAGTAATGCGAATAGTTTTGCCAGTTTCTGGATCAGTGATTTTGTAGTTTGGCATTATTCCACCTCAATCTGAAAGCGCCCGACTTGTGTACCACCAGTAGTTTGGGCTTTTTTCGCCGTTGTCTTCTGGTTTTTTATGGTTGCTGGAACGTCTAGTCCAAAAGATTCAAAGACTTGTTTTCCAAACTGATTATAGGCCTGCAAGGGGGTTAGGCCTTCTCGTTTAGCTGCTTCAAAAATGGCTTGGTTGACCATAATTCCATCACGCAAGCGTTTTAAATCTTCTAAGTTCTGTTGTTCGGTTTTTCCATCAGTTGGTAAAAATTGCTCTAATCGTTTGGCTTCAGCGTCTGAAACGGTAGCACCTGAAACCGCTCGCTGATACTGAGCCCGAGTACTAGCTGCAAAGGCGCGTTTATCACGAGTCGCTTGTCCAGCCACAATTCCAGGAATGAATTTAGCTAATGGCCCAGTTCCACCGACCGGATCGCCACCCTCACCAAATGTGCCGATACCACGATCAATCAGGGAAAGAAGCTCAGACTGTTTTCCAATTTCTTCGATCTCTTTGTCGGTAGCTAATTCTTCGAGTGGTAACACTTGGCGATAATTTTTCCATCCACCTTGTTTTTCCACGTCTTGGGCAATAGCCGCTCGCTCATCAGCGGTACTAAACTTCTTTAAGAAAGAAGAACCACCCTCTCGAGCCACTTTGGCTAAACTAGTAGTGGTATCGCTCATTGGCTTGTACCCTTGAGAAAAGACTTCTTGAGCCCGAATTCCTAATACGTCGGGAGAGAGTTTTTGAATTTCTGCAGCCGGGACACCTTTAAAGGACAAATATTCGGTTTGTTTTTGGTTGACGAAACTATCGACTTCTTTAGGATCGAGGCCATAAGCCGGAGCAATAGCTTTCAATTTAGATAATTTACTTAAAAATTGATCCTCAGGCATATTTCCAAAGGGAGACGGGGCTTGAGCTGGTGAGGTAGGTGTAAATTGGTCCATAATTTTATAGTGATGCGAACAAGTCAGCTGACGACATGGTTGGTGTGGCTGCAGTTCGATCCTGTTTTGCTAATCCATAATCTCGATTCATTCCGAGTAGTTGAAGAGCCTGCTGAATTGCATTTGAAGAAGATCCGGCCTGAGCTTGTGCTAACCCACCCTGTAACTGACCAATACCTGAGGCTTGTTGGCCCGCTAGGTTAAGTAGGGCAGATTCTAAATCCATGTTGGCTTGTTGTTGTTGGGCTCCTAGTTGACCAGTAGCAGCCTGGGTTTGGGTTCTGATTGGGTTTAAAGCACTCTGAACTTCTTGCTGAGCGGCGGTGGAAGATCCTAAAATACCTCGTTTGGCCAGCTCACTATTGGTAATCCGAGTTTGACTGTCTTCTTGAAGTTTGCCCTGGCCCTTAATATCACTGAGCAGAGACTGATACCGCTCTTGAAGGGGTTTTCGCTGAGACTCCAGTCCAGAGCGGGTTTTGTCAAAAATGTCTTTCGTTTGAGAAATAGCCTGATTGTATGAATCTACTAGGGGTTGATTGGCGCTGCGCTGCATTTCTAAAGCCTGTTTGACCAAAGACTCAAAATCCATTCCCCCACCACTTTGCGGTTGTTGTGAAGAAGCGATTTGAGAACTCATTTGAGGCGAAATCGGAGCAGCGGCACCCAGGACCGGACCTCGATTGGCTAAAGAGTTGGCAGCTTGAGCAAAAACATTTCCGCCAGCCGAATAAGAACGAGAACCCGTCAAGGAATTGAGTAATCCAGAACTACCGATAGCTCCTCGAGAACTAGACGATGCGCCCAATACACTGCGCGGCTTTGAGGCGCTCGAAACAGATGGATACGAAGCAGACCGAGGCAGAGGAGTTGATTTGGGCGTGTAGCTGTTAACCAAAGAAGAAAGCCCCGACCGAGCAGCGTTAAAAGCCATTGAGGGGTAACTTAAGGGTGAGCCGTAAGCTGGTTTTAAAAGGTTTGATAGAGAAAATGCCATAGATACTAAAAAACTGGCTGATAGGCCAGTATCCTTTCGTACTGAAGTCTCTTATGCAGAGCTGGGTTAATCATAGTGAGTTTTTTCATAAGTTTCAACTGTACGGCTAAAAATAAACAATTCAATATCTGCCAAAAAGATTCAGACTTGTAGTACCCCCAGGTTGAGCGGAACCGTTTACGCGACTTGTTATCACAACAATGGTATTGGAAGCATCCTCGAAATAGTCGGTATTATATCCTTCAGCATAAACAGCCATGTTTACGGTGCCGCCGCCAGCAAGAACTAACTCATCCGAAGTTCCTAACGCGACCAAAGAAGTGCTTGAGGTAGTTCCACTCACACCCAAGCTTATAACAGAAGCTGGATCAGTTATGTCGTAAAAAATTAATTGAAGCGCGGTTAAAGTGGCCACTCCGTTGAAACTACTTCTAAAAAAAGTTCTATACGTAAGCGTTCCGGCGGGATGGGCATCTAGAAATCCCAAAGAAAAAGTGTCGTCTCTAATGATTGTTCCGCTCGAAGACGATGTTAGAAGAGAATATGTTTCTGAATTTAAATTCACGGTCCCCACCGCGCCACCACTGAGCATGGGCGCAGTTACCCACCCACCGCCAGCAATGGAGGTCTGCAAACTCACCGGTGGAACTGACACCAACATGTTTTGATTGAGGTACGGATTCGCATACGGCGGAACAGTCAGGGGGTTGACGTTAATACTATCCCCCTCTACTGGATAGTTGTTGGTAGGAGAAACAAAATTCTTTCCATTAATCGGTGAGTTAACAGATTGTAAAAAAGGATTGAGGCCAGCATAGATTTGCATTTTACCTCGGCACAATCGGGTCGGCGTCCACCGCATACCCATAAAATATAAAGTCTGAATTCTTAGACGATTCGCTGATGTTTACAAAACACAGCCTGCCTCGAGATCCAATGGGAAATTCATACAAAACTACTCCTGACGAACAGTCACCAATGTCTACCCAGTTTTTAGAGGCGGTGTCGTATGAATCGCCAATCGCCACCTGAACCTGAGCCTCGTTACCGGGATTGAAAAAAAGCCAGATATAATTAAATTTCTTCTCGTAATACTCCACTCCGGTGTTGATTAAGAATTGCATTCCCGTTTGAATCGCTGAACCCGCGTCCGAGCGAGCCGTACCGGAAAATTGATAACACTGGCCACTCGCGTTCCCGAACATGAGTTGCTCGTTACGATTATTATCCACATATGACAGCCAGGCGGTGGGGCGATGCGCTAGAGAGAAGTTATAAAACTCATTCTTTTGGTAATCGTATATTTGTACACAATTAGAAATGGTTTGGCGGACAATGTCGTCAGTCACGGTTCCCACCGAGGTTAGGTAATCATATTTATGAACCACTCCAGGCGAAGTATCAAAAGCCGTACCCGCAATAGCTGAGCCAACCGGATTATAAATTTGGGGCTGAATGGCGTTAGAAAGCAGTTGGGGCTTAGCCCCACCAAAGCCGTTATATCCTTTGCGGTTCAACCAAAAGTAAAATCCATCAGAACTATCAACACTGTATGGAGAAGACGGTCCATTGTCAGTTCCCATATCGGTAATTCGATAGCCGTCGTAGTTATACATCGCCCCTGAGTTCTTGGTGATCTGCAGTCGGTCAGCACAAGTAAAAATAGCACCCATTTTTCCGGCTCCGGGAATGGTGTACGAAGTTGAGTCAGAGGTTCCGGCCGTACTCCAGTCTGTCGCGCTGTTTGAGCTTGATTTAAAGAGAGTTGAGGCTGTCCCGCCAATCCAAATGCTGTTTTGATATTGAGCAAAAAACTCACCGATGGGAGCCAGAGTGGTGTTGGTAAACGAGGTCCCGTTGGTGGTGTGACGAGTTGAGCCTACCCCATCCCCGATAATTAAGACGTCATCTAGTACTGCATAACCCACGTGCGCACCGTTGGAGATAGTGCCATTTTCACATACCGTCCAGGCGCCCGTTCCTTGAGTCGAGTAATAAACCTTTGAACCCGAGGCTCGATAGTTAAAAAACGTAGTGCCGTCATTACGAGACCAGTTAAAAAGGGTCTTAATCTCCGCGGTGTCGGGCGTGCCCAAATTAGTGGCGTATCCAGCCCGCTTCCGCTTTCCCCCATACGGAAAAGAATAGGTGTTGACGGACTTCAGGAGCTCTCCGTTGTTTAAGTTGATCGGATTAATAAAGAGATTTAAACCAGTGATGTTAGAAACAGAAATAACCGGCATTACCAGTACACCTCGCCTTCACCAAATACCTCATTAGTTAATTGCATCATTTCGGTGTTAGTGAAGTTTCTCGGTGTAATTTGGTTTACAAATTCCTGTTTAGCTTGGATGGCCTTCTGAAAGAACCGATCTCCAGCTGCGTCACTGTTGTCAAGGTAATACGCTTCAGATAGAGCATAGTTCACAAAAGACGCGCTGTAGGGCCGCATCACGTGTGGTAAACGGTCCCCGTCGTCATTTAGTTTGCTGGACCGAGCATAATAAACCAACTCAGCTGTGCCGCCGCTCTCGGGTGGGTTAACCTGAAAGACGGTGTCTCCCATCCATGAATGGTACGGATGTGTCATTGAAAATACTTCGTTTGGATAGATGTTGGTCAAGTCACGCTTAGTTGACTGATACTTCTCACTACTGTTGTAGGAAATCCAGACTCTTTTTAGATCAACAAAGTCAGTCGCGGTCACGGTGGCAAATCCATTGGTTCCAAAAGGAATATTTACCGTTCCCATTAAGTAATCTTTGTTTACCTTGATGGCAGCCTGATCCATATCGTCCAACCACTCATTTAACCAGTCGTTAATAATAGCGTCTTGATTGAGAAAACGAGATCCAAACAACTTGTTTTTCACCCGCTGGCGCATAGCAGCCAAAGCGTCAAAGGGAAATCCGTCAGTAGTGAGCCAATCAGAATCAGCCGTTTCTTCAGTCGTAATTGAGTTTAAAAACGAAGCCTTGTACGCATACCCATCAGCCGCACTCGTGTCATCAAATTGGGTGTACAAGCTGTCAGGAGTGATGGGGACGGTTCCATTGGTCAAAGCAGTTGCCGTACCCGCCGTGCCACTGGTTGAACGTTTGAAAATCAACTTGTCATATTTAATGGCATAGACCGGAGTATCAGACGGATGGTCATACGTAGAAGCAGTGGCTAAAGTAATCGCCGTACCTGAGGGCGTCGCGGTTCCTAAGACTTTTATTTCAGCTTGCTCTTCCCCGGTTTTTCCGATTTGAACGGCCCAAGACGCCTGGAACGCGTTGATGTTCTTGATTCGAACCGAGGTAACACCCGAGGCCTCGCCAAAACTAAGAAAGGAATATTGGGCTTTGTCGTCTAAAAGATTGCGTACCTTGATAATCATGGAGTTTCCTTTTCTTTCGAAGCGTAAAAGTACGGAACAACAGCGTCAATTGAGTCAAAAACCTGATTAAAAGAAGGAGCTTGATCGGTCTGATTGAATCCCCCGTCATAAAACTGACCCGCTGCATCATACGTCATGCCTGATCCGTCATAACTCCAGTTATTAGATACCGCTGTCTCGTTAAGACCCGGAATGATGTCGAGCGATGGTGTTAGGTTTTCAATGTAGTTCATTAGATTAAGCTTTTGGTTGAGTACTGAAAGTCCCATTTAGAGTCCGTAGTGCCGTATAAAAAATGAAAGTATTTCCAATACGAAGCACTCCCGGCCGCAGGGGGGCCATCATCGAAGAAACGAATGTTACTACTCGCCCAAGTTATGGTTCCCGTGTTTCCTGCATTTTGTTTAACTTTAATCACGGCGGGCCAGCCCTCGGCCACCCCGCTAGTAAAGGCAATGACTCGAGTACCCGCTGTAGTTCCGAAAATAATTTCTTTTACCCATTGCACGTTGCTGGCAAAAGAGCACGTAATAGTTCCACCGGGCTCATCAGTTAGCGACTCTCTGCCAGGAGCCGCATAGCTTTGCCAAGTTAGATTATCTGCAGTCACGCCACCCGGCGTAGAAACCAAGATGTTATTGGCATTTCCAACCGCTTTTCTAATCGAACTCGTTCCATTGTGTACCATCATGTCGCCAGCAGTAGTGAGCGGAGAAACGAAGGTGGCTGAACCAACCACCTGAGTGCCGTTATATACCAGGGCATTTCCCGAGCTCAAAGCACTGGTTCCCAAAGTATATTTAGTAGCTCCAAAGGTAAGGGTTCCGATAGATTCGTAGGTTGGTACTGAGCTCCCCACTATTTCAGTACCGTTGTAGTTGAGGTATTGCCCCTGAGCAAGGGCGGTGGTACCAATTCCAATTCGAGTCGCACCGACATGAAGAGCTCCGCGCATCGCTGCTTTATCTGTCGCAGTGAAACTTGCCAAAATCCCAGCCAGTGAAGCACTGGCTGTTCCTAGAAGCGTTTCCATGGCAACTATGGCGCTTCCCTCAGTGTTGTGTCGAGAAGAATGAACCAAAGCAGCATCAACCGGGGTGGTCCCCGCCACCACATTGAGCGTCGTGTCAATTGCCCCCGGATAAGTACTCATAGTTAGTTCCAAATCACCACAATATCAGTGGTACCACCAGTCTCAGCCACAATGCCTCGTCGCATTTGAATACCCAAATCAATCGCCACCGGAATGGTGCCGTTAGTGTTAGGAATGACCGCGACGAGGGTAGTAGCGGAAGTACCAGATGCGTTATCGTAGATTGTGATCGTTCCCGTCTTTTGAGACGGTAAGAGAATTTTTTGTAAGACAGTAGGAGCATTCGCCACCACGGTTGTTCCAGCGGCAGTCCCGCTGACTCGAGTCCATTGAGATCCACTAATTGGTTGCATTAAAGGCCTTTCACACTATTTCATTTCAGTGTAATCAGTCCCGTCACGCGGGTCAAGCTTCAGCTAAAACTTCCTTTTCCAGCTTTTGCAAGAATGGGAGCCATTTTTCCGTGAAGATCTTGTGCACATCATAGTTTTCTGTAACAAAATCGCGGCAAATTTTTCCCTGCTCTTTGAGATCACCCGCATAGACTTCTTCCATTTTTTCCAGCAGCGAAGAGACCGAGGGCTCGGCCACATACGAAAGTAGGGGAGTAAAACGTTTGTGATCGACTTCGCACACCGCACCCGTACCAGGAGCCACTAGTTCAGGCATGGCCGTAAAGTTATTTACAATCACCGGAACTCCACAGGACTGAGCTTCAACTGCTGGGACTCCAAACCCCTCGTTAGTCGAAGGCATCAAAAGACAATCCATCGCACTATAGATTTGAGCCATGCCGTCCCGATTCACGTTAAACATCATGTCTAGAGGAGAAATTTCATACAGGCTATCAGCAATTCCCAAGAACTTAGCGTATTCACGAATCGGAAAACCACTAGGTTGGTCGGTTACGGTGTGGACGTACAAAGCTGATTTGGGATGTTTCTCTTTAAAAGCTTTAAAAGCCTCAAGTACCGCATGGAATGACTTGCGAGGCGGATTGTCTTTGTTGGCCGCCACCATTCCAAAAAGGAAAACGTCTTCAGGGATAGATAAACGTTTGCGAATCTCAGACTTGTCTCGTGGAGTAAGGATTTTGGTATCAACCGTGTGTTGGATGTAGGTTGAATGCATTCCTTGTCTCTTTAGCTCATCATAGCCAAATTGAGAGTAGGTAACGACTCGGTACGCCGCTTTCAAACGGTCAAAAACCGGTCGAGGAACTGGTTCGTGGTCAATCGGTACAATGGGAATCCAGCGTTTAAATTGAGCCAAATGCTGTGGGTTGAGGACCCAAATATCTTGTAGGGTAAACACCACATCAGCCTGGAAGTCGTTTTGGAAAACGGTTACAGCATCTCCACCCCACTGATCATTGATTTTAGGGTAACAAGTAATCCCGTCCAGGATGATCTTGCCGCCCTCAAGTCCGTAGAAGCAAACAATTCCGGTGGGAAAGCCCGCTTTATGAATTAGGGGAAGCAAATCATGCATTTGGGTGCCGTATCCGCTAGTGCTCCATGGAGCATTTGAACTGAACAATACGCGTAATTTTCTCTTTTTGAGCATATTTTGTCCTCAATTTATTTTCTTTCTAATTTATTTAAATTAACACATTTTCTACAGGTTTTTGATCGTGCTCCCCGCAACTTCCCACAGAACGGGCATGGACGTTTTTTCTTACTGAACGGCAGGCCTCTTCCGTTCTCAAGCCGACATTTTAGGCTGCAATTTATCAAGTTTGATTCGGATGGGCGAACCTCAAAAACCTTACTGCAATTAATACAAGTTTTCTGAATTCTTTTTCTTCTGTTAAGAAAAACCTTCCCTTTTGTATGAAGTCTGGTGTGTTCCTTCACATCTAAAACTTCGTAATTATCAATCTCGTCGTTAAGTTTGTTTTCGTCTTTATGATGAACGTGTTCTGTTTTGAGTAATTTGCGACCAAGAGATTTCTCCATTAGGTATCGAGAATAATACTGGCGAGTGCCGTTGTCCAAGTAAATAACTCTGCGGCCGTGCTCAATATAAATCTTCATCTTATTAATCCATCAAGATGGGAAATAACTTCTTCTGAACAAAAGAGACGGTAGTTCATTTTTTCGGGATTGTTTTGACCTCCAGCAAAGTGCATGACCTTAATTTCTTTATCGTGATCGGGATATTTATCATCTCCAGCTGGTAGAACTAACTTACCGTCTTTGAGAATCATTCGGTGCCACTCGCCTTTGGAGAGAAGGCCGTGCCAAGCCGAATACCCGGTTTCAGGATCGGCGTGGTCAAAACATTTAATTTTGTAGTGCCCATAATGGATCATGATGTTCATTAAGTCTTGTTCTCGATACTGATAGTTGTTGAAGTGGTATGAGTTACACAGTGCCCACCAGTGATCCACAAATTGTTTGCTTTTCATCGCCACTAATCCACAGTTGAAGTAAGCTTGAGGCGCGATATCGAGCGTGGTGACAACGCCGTACTTTTGAACATCAACTCGAGAGAAGTTGAGAACCCCGCCCATGTCGTAATCACCCTCAAATAGGTAATCAAGGGGTCCGGTGATAATTTGGTCCGCATCAGCGCCAATCACTAGGTCGTATTCATTAATAAGTTCTCGAGCAAACATAGCTTTTTGTCGATAAAAATTAGTTGGATCACCAACTTCTTTTTCTGTATAAATAACAACTGGAAGTTCTTCTTCCGAATGAAACTTCCGTAGAGAATTAATCATTTTTGTGGCATATGGCATGTTTTTGTCATCTGCAACAGTAAAAAATACTTTAGGTTTTTTCATTTCTTAATCCTCTCGGCTAGGAACATGCTGGCCTCTGTTTTATTTAACCACTTGAAGTTAAAGCCCCGATCTACCAAGCTATTCTTAAACTGCAAGGGATTTACCCCACACCAAGTGTGATATTCGCCCAAGATAAGGTCGATCTTGTCTGCCACTTTCTCAAACGCTTCACCTCCGAAAATCTCAGCCTCAGCGCCTTCACAGTCTATCTTTAAAATGTCCACGTGGTCTAATTCACACTTTTCAAACAAAGACTCTAGGGAAAGCACGGGGACCATTTCAACCTCATCTGGCAAGCCGTTCACCTCAGCCTTGAGTGAAAACATAGTGGTGTTTTGATTGTGGTAAAGCGGCATTTCCCCATCTAAATTCCCTACCGCAGCTTTAACCAGAGCTATGCCCTCAAGCCCGTTAAATTCCACCATTTTAGTCAGGGTTTCGAAATGTTGAGCAGCTGGTTCAATTGAAACAATTCTTTTGGAAAAGGGAGCGGCGTAGTAGGTGAAGAGTCCAACGTTGGCGCCGATATCAACTACGGTTAAGTCTGATTTGCCGGTGAAGTACGGTTCGTAGACTCGATCAAACCAAATTTCTTTAATGATGTGAGCGACGTAATCGTTGGCGATGTCTCGGAAGAAAAATCCTTGTAATGGCTTCATAACCCCCTTCGCTACAGCTTAATATGTTCTAACTGTAGCGAAAGGAGTAGGTTATTGCAACTAGGATAAGTTTGAATCAAGTACTGTTGCTTCAGAAATGCGACTTGAGCGGAACAAGGCCGTAAGCGTTTGAGTTCCAGCTAAAGCTGCGCTACCGCGGAAAGCATGTGCTGTCGTATTCACAAAAGTAGTGCTTTGGATCGTGCCGCCGTTGATAGGAATTGAAATTCCACCCGTACTGCTCCAAGTGATTGATTTCACGTCGGTTACGGCTCGGATTTTAGAAGGCAGTCCAAACAGGTGCGTGGTAGCTCCCGTATCAACTCCAAGACTGACAGTACCGGTTCCAAGTACTCCAGTGCCAAAGGTGGCAGTGGCAGCAGACACTCGAGCGAAAACCTTGGTTCCCACTCCGTTACCCGTTACCTGGGTTCCTTGAGCTAGTCCAACGGTCTCGGTTTGAGCTGCGCCGAACTGATCAACGCCAGTAATGGTGACTGAACCACTCACCGCTGCAGAGCCAGAAAAGGCCGCAATGACGTTTCTAGGGTAGTCTGCGACGGTGTTGCCCAGTCCGATAGCCGCAACTTGGCTTAAGGTACCAGCCGTGACTGACCCAAAGTGGGTCGCGCTGATGGCGGGGTTGATTACTTGATACTGATCGTAGACGTCGATTTCGTCTGGCGTTACTCTGTTGTCAGAGAATCGAAAGTCTGGGTAATGTCGTTTTAATGGCATTGTTTTCCTTTCAAAGGAGGCCTTGTTGGGCCGCTAGTTGTTTCATTCTTTCAAGTCTTTCTTCACCTTGCAATTGGGCTAAATAGCGCTTACCGATATACTTCTCAATCGGCGTCGAATCATTCTTCTGTACTAAGTGACGAATGTATGATCCCACTACTTCAGACCGCTCTCGCATCCCATCAAGACGTTCTGCAAACCGTTTCTTATAGTTAGCGTCGGTCTCTCGAATTGTTTCCTCAATAATCGCTTTGTTACGAGCCGGACTAAACCCCGGATCGGGCTTGCTAACGTAGAATCGCTGGTAGTCTTTCTTGCTGATATCCATAGTCGAACTGGGAAGGAATCGCACCCTCGCGTCTTCAAAAAGCGCCCGCTGGGCCAGCCGATTTGGTGTGGTGAGGTGCTTCTTTTCCTTATGAATTCAGAAAAAATTGCCTCTCACGATGCCACACCAAGCACCGTTTAATTAACCAGTCTTTCGCATCAGAAGCGCATTAGCTCCTGGAGCTCGACACAACAAGTTAGTAAACCAAGCGATAACAGCCTGATACGTGATCGAATCCGGTCGACGCATCATAGGTTTGCTATCAGGTCCTTCTAACCATTGTAGTGGCGATGTCTCACAAACTGTCCAGGTATCGAGATTGATGATTTCAACCTCACCGTCGCGGACTTCGTAGTCTAAAAAGACTCCGACGCGACCCATACCGACTTCGAACTCCAATCCTGTCCATCCACCGAGTAACTCGGTTTTGTTAACTGTTCTTCGCAGAGCAGTTAAGATGTCACCATATTTTTTGTACAGTAATTTGTTAACAAAGATTGCATATCGATCTCCAGCCATTGAGAACTCTCGAGCAGCGATGTATTTATCTTCCATTTCTGAAAGGCCCAAAGCCTGCAGAGTGGTTCCTAGTTGAGGAGTCCATCCGTAGGTTGATCGAGCTACACCAGCGTAATCGGCAGTTCCGCTTGATAGAGCGGCATGAATACCTTGAATTTCAGCCGTACCAGCACCTCCACCACTACCATCAACTCTAAATAAAGAGTCGTTGGCAACGATAGCTGGGTCTCCCGTTACGATAACTGTCCCCAAAGCCGCACCAGCGGTTTGAAGCACAGAAGTAACAGTTCCCAGATCAGCAGCAGCCGTACCGACTCCCAAAATCATTCCAGGTTGGATGTATTTAGTAGGAGCGATATCGTTGTTGATAGTACCGTACCAGTCGGTTGACCGACCGTCGTCCAGACTTGCATCCGGGTATAAGACACTCATTGTGCCTGCACCGACTGAGCCTGAAACTTGTCCGATAATACCAACGCCATCACTGTGGTATTGGCGGTTGATGTCCTTAGACAAATCGTTCATGAGCGTGTTAGCCTGGAAGGTCAGTTGGTTTTCCACCGCACCTTTCCGGTTCTTGGTTGCATCAAGGGTCAGCTTCGAGATATCGAATGTACCCGTAATGATCTTTACGCCAACACTTGCTTGACCGATAGAGGCCTTACCACTCACTAACGTGTTTCCATCGTTAGCTAAGTTAGTAATACCACCATGTCGAGACGTTCGGATAGGCGCGTAGAAGTTATCATTGATAAATTCGACACCATCGTTACGTTTCAGTTGATCGAGCAGAGGAGTTGTTTTATTGAAGTTGTCTTGGATATAAGGTTGAATTACCTTTTCCAAAGCATTTGAAACATTGCTTAATAATATAGCCATTTTGTTCACCCCCTTTCTATTGCTTTACTAATTAATAATTTCCCGGGCTTAGTAATCTCCCAAAGCTTCCGTAAGGGCATCACTAATATTCCCTTGATTGATTTTGACTTGCGCTGGTTGCTTATTAGTGGACCCTGGCGCCGCTGTATAAAAGCCATTGCGGCGGTCTTTGCCACGCTGTTGATCTTTCCAGACATCAAGTTTGTCTTCATATTTATCTTTGTATGCTTTCAGGGGGTTTTTAATGCCCGTTTGATCCATATATTCCAAGATCTCTTCGCCGTAAAACTTCGGTCGGCCGTCCTTACCATCAATTTCTTCTGCTAGAGACTGCACCTGACTTACCAACTCCTCAACCTCTCGCGCCTGCTGATACATTGGGCGGAAGTTTTTGAGCATGTAATCTTGGAACGCATCCTCCGTCACAATGCCCAAGGTTTTAGCTGCCTCACGAGCCTGTTGAACAGTAGCTTGATCAACTCCAGCCGCGGTTTGCGCCTGTTGTTGTGTGCTTGCTCGTAAACCATCCATCTCTCCACGCAAGTCTCTGAGTTCTTGCTGTGTCCGCTGATACTGTGGCCACACTCGATCAATTTTAGTGTCGTATCGCTCTTCAGCCTCATGCGCGATTTTGCCTAAAGCAATGAGTCGCTCAGCCTCAGTTGGATCGAACTCTTCCGAGCCGATTTTGATCCGTCCAGAACCCTCGTCTTCTGATGTTTGCGGGTTTTCCCGGTCATCAATGATTTCTGCAGACTCGTCCGTTTTGTTAAAAAACGTCATAGGTTCCTTCCAGCACTCCTACCCTGTGGATGAAGCGACCGAAATATAATAAAAAAGCCACGCTAATTGCGTGGCCTCTGTTGACCAAAATGTGGTTATTCACCACTAAGGGTTAGTGTACGGGAAAGTTCTAATCAATGTCAAGCGAGTCGTCATCTGATTCCCAAGCTAGGCACCAGTCTTCGACGAAATAAACGTAGTCGTAGCAAATTTGGGCTAAGGTTCCGTCTAAATCTTCGGGATCCGATACGATAAAGGGAACGGCATCGTAATGACTAAGTTCTGGGGTTTGCAGGGCTGCTTCGCGCATCTCTCGAGAATCGAAGATGAGGACCTCGAAATATAGCTCAGTTTTGTTCTTACTCGCCCTGAGAACGATGTTGTCTATAACGGCATATCCCTTTTTGTGGTCCTTGCCATGACTGTCGGTGTAAGTTCTGCCTTCGCAGAGTGTAAGTGCCATACATTATTATACAATACTTGCTCAAATTATACAGTTATTTTTCTTCTCCATCAAAAATTGCTTTTAAGCTCAGGGCTTTTTCCGAGTCGTCGGCTGAAAACCCCTCTTCTACCATACGATCAAACCCGTCTTTGAGGATACTAATTTCTGAGGGAGTGAATTCAATTGCCTCTTCAGTCATTTTTCCGTCAACAATGTCGTCAGTCAATTTCTTTTTAGCCGTACCCGCAGCAGCAAGTTTTTCTAATTGAAAAGTATTGGGAGAGTACATTTGTTTACCCTCTCGATATTGGCCGTCAATCTTAGAGTAAAAAGAATTTAATAAAATAGTTTTGTGGTCTGCTTTGGTAATTGTCATTGCCCCCCTTAGAGTCCGTAATTGGTTTCGGCTTCAGTCACGGCTTGATCTTGAGCTGTTTTTTCAGCTGATCGAACGTGTTGCTCTTTGGCCATATTGATTACGTTGTTTTTAATATGCGAGTCTACTATATCCAGTTTTTGTTGTGTCGTTAAGTCGGAAAAAACAGATTGTCCTTGTCTGAGACCATGTATATATTCAGCCGCTCCAAAAATAGTTGCTTGCATTCTAGCCGTAGTGGTGGCATAGGTAAAAGTTACCGTAGTCGTCCCATTAGTAGTTGAAAAAGAAGCCATGTGTTCCTTTATGCGGCTGCTATTGTTGTAACTGAGCCGCTTGATCCTCTCCAGGTTAAAGCCCCAGATACAGCGTATAAAAATCCTCCACCCGATGGATTACCGGTCGGAGTGCCGGACGAATTGCCAACATATAATCCTCTATCCATGGCTTGCCAGTTTGGCATTCCCGACGCCAAAAGGGCCACGTTTTCAGTCGTTCCCGTCGCATCGGTAGCAAACATGTGACTAAGAGTATCTCCTTCAATTAGAAAATCGGAATAGTCGCTTCCACTATCGTTAAAAATAACTCTCCCCGCGTTGGTTCGAAGGGCATACCAAGCCGAATTATCAGAAATAGACTCAACCATCATGGCGGTAAAGTTGCTTAGAGTTCCTCCGTTATTCGTGGGATTAAATGCTCTGAATAAATAACTGTCAGAAACAACTGAAGCGGTGCCTACCGTTAAATTGGCCGAGACACCCTGAAAAGTGCTCACAGTACCGCTGTTTGATGCGGTCGTAAGGTTAAATTCAAGACCATTCATTCCGGTCTGTGAAGTTGTTCCACTATGAGAGACATCTACCGCCAAGCCTCTAAAAGTTTTGGATCGAGAGGTTGTTTGAGTAGCAACTACATGTAAACCATACGCGTTTATGTCTGCGGCATTTGAGAAAGTCATATAAACAAGGTTGTCTGGCTGAGCATTGGTGCCAATTCCTACCCCACCATTGTTGGCGTTAAGATCAGCGTCAACATGAAAAAGATTCTGATTAGAAACTGATTCGACACGAAAATTGACATTTTGAGCAGTATTGTTAATGACAATTTCACTAGTTGCAAACCCCTCAATTGAAAAACTGCCAGTATTATTTATTAGCGATCCTACGGCCGAAGTGTGGTTTAGCACTAAATGCGTTGTACTGGTAACATCACTACCAGTTAAAGAAAACCCGCTCGAGACGGAAGCAACACTTATAAACCTACCGTTCTGATTAATTGCGCTGACATATGAGCTAGCACCAACACCACCCGCGTTGTAATGACCAAAAATAGGTACGCTCTGAGTTCCGAAATTGACCAACTGAATCATGGTGATATTTGATGCGCTATCGCCAACCAGTGAACCCGTGAACGTGTCGCCTGCCTTTTCGATCCAAATATCCCCAGCCCCACCAGCCGATAATCCGAGTGTGGTGCGTGCAGTGGCGGCGTCAGCATCGTCAAGCAGAGTGAGTGCAAAATCAGTAATGGTTTTGGCCACCAAATCACCAGTACTTGCTCGGGCGGGAAAGGTATTAGCTGCAAAAGTAGTCTGTGTGAAGGCGTCGGCGCCGGTACCAATAGTTAAGCTATTGGCCGCAATGGTGAGACCAGCTAAAGCGGTTAGGGTAGCGTCGGCTTGTTGAGCATCGATTAAAACTCGAGCAGCAATGGCATTGGCTGGGGTAAGTAGAGAGCGACCATAGGCGGTGGTGACTTGCTCTGCCCAAGTATCCACACCAGTTGTGTAGATCATTCTGTTGGCTGCTGTACCAAGTGCTGAAATACTTTGCAGTGTGGCGTCCCAAGCCTGTACATCTACTCCGATTTCAACACCAAGATTTTGCCGAGCAGTAGCAGCGTCATCTAAGTCAGCTAAATTTTGATCTTGCCTGAGGTAAAGAGAATCTCCATCGGCCTGAGTTAAGCCAACTATGTCGAATTTATCTTCGATTGGATTAAAAAGTAAATGCACTATGACTTTAATACTAACGAAAGAGAGCCTTTTGTGGAATCTGTATAAACCACGCTTACTGTAGCAACCGTGGCTCCTGCAGTCCCACCACTTTTAAAAACATACGTTTCAGTAGTCCCGTCAGGATAAGACGCTTGCACTGTGTCATGAATGGGAATATTCAGTCCCTGAAGGGATGTTACAGTCCCTGAGACCGGGGTCGTTCCAGAAATTGCCACCGTGCCGCTGATCGGTACAGTTCCAGACACGCCCACGGTCCCAGAGACCGGTATAGTTCCCGCCACGCTTACCGTACCACTAACTGGTATGGTTCCAGATATATCCACAGTCCCTGAAACCGGGATGGTTCCGCTTACGTCGATTGTTCCACTCGCTTGAACGGTTCCGCCCTGAATTGAGGTCCATAGCGCCCCATTCTCTCCCACCAATCTCACTGGATACGCAGTATCAGCTGTCCCGCTATGAGCAATTAAAGCGTCTCTTTGATTACGATCTGCAATGGCGAATTGATCACTCCCTGACGGGTAGGGCATGTAATTCCTTAGGGTTGAATGAGACCGGTTTGTTATCAGTCTTTACGGCGCCTGATTTACACAAATAAATCAAAGGAATATTCTCTTGGCCCGGAGCGCACTCGATCAATTCAGCTGTTAGCCCTTTAGAAGCAAAGAACTTACCCATATCTGTTTCCAGTTGGTTTTGGTCAGCCCAGGCTTCCCCAGGATCAAAGATAAAGCCGTATTTTAACAAGACTTTCATTTACTAAACCTGTCTTTGAGTTGCTTGTATTTTTCTCGAGCACTGGCGATAACTCCGCTCGTGAAGTTTTTAAACGGATCTGACTTCTTTTTTTTAGTCCGGGGATTTTGAGACAGGGCAAATGCCTGCTCTTGGTTGTAGCCTTTTCTTCGATAGCTTGCTTCGTTCATGGTCCTCCTATTTAAAGTTATTACGCATCTTAAATAATTTGTCGTCTTCAATCACCGTCGCTTCATCACTACCGTGAGTTCGGTTAATAATCCCCACGTTTTGATCATGTGCCCGCTTGTACGCCCGGTCCTCATCAATTCTGGTCTTGGTTTGGGTGACCGCTTGCATGAGTTTGGTTTGACCCCATTTCTTTTGAAGAGCTGCAACCTTCTCTCGCAACTTAACTGGGGTAGGAGTGCGTTTTTGCACCTCAATCAACACCTCGTCATCGATTTCTCTCTCATTAGAGGTAATAAATTCCTTGTATACCGTGGGAACTCGGTCTCTCAAGTCAACCAAGTTTCCAACAATGGTAGGAGCATTTTGGGTATTAATTCGTTTTTTAGCTAAAAATGATTCCGCTTGAATCCGAGTTAGTTTGTTCTTGGTTTCTTGGATTGATTCATCCTTGGGCCTGCCGGTAGCCAGGTAAACAAAGTCTCGATTTATTTTATTGGCCAGTGTTGGCTCAAAACGATGGTATACCACTTCATACCCAGATTTTTTGGTTGTAGAAGGGATAATTTCAGTTCCCTGTGTTAGTGCAACCTCGTCAATTTTACCGACGGATTTTAAGGTTTTGTCTATCTTGGTTTGCATCTTGGCCAGAGCTTCCATCACGGCGCCCTGACTGAATGATTTCTTGGTGCTTTTACGTGTAGCCATATTATGCTCCGATCTGGGCTTCAACACCTGGTTGCGCCATCTCCTGGGCCGCTTCCATGACTCCTACTTTGGTTTTAGTAATGTCTTCCTCTTCTTTGTCTGGTCCAATCATGCCCGCATCTTGCAAGGCCTCTAAAACGGCAATTTTCATGCGATCAATCTCTTGCTCACCCTGAGCCTCTTGCACATCAACCGGTAACTCAAGTGATTCCATAAACTCCTGAGTGGATCCGAATTGGAAGACTTCTAACATCTTTTTCACCACGATCTGAGCTGATTGTGGAGGAATCACGCCCTTCTCAGCTAACTGCACAATAAACTGAGTGAGTTGGGCCATGGTATCCTTCTTACCTTCCATGGTGTAGCCCATGCTCGACTCGATCTCGATTCGGACCTTTAAGTCTTTCTTGATGACCACCGTATCCTCTGGGAACGAAATGTTGTTCTTTTGCATCTCTTTTTGACCAGCCTCACCAATCACACTGAAGTAGTCTGGCTCGCCTGAGTCTAACCCCATCACGTCCATTGGTTCGTAAAAGGTTTTAGAGGCTAGCTCTAACATGCGCTGAGTAATATGTCGCACCGTCTCTTTTAGCCGATCTGTCGATATTTTTAGGTTAGCGTACTCGGTAGCTTTGACACTCTCAATAGCTTTGCCGGATTTAACACCAGTGGGTAGTTGATTTAAAGCTGAAGTGGCCGCACCCTGCTCTTCAATGTTCTGTTCCAAAGCTTGGATGTAGTTGAAAATGTAAGCAGGCATACTGGTTAGTTGCATTTGTTGTAGCGGCATACCCTCGTACTCAATGACTTGACCCCCAGGAATGTTGGAGATTTTGTAGTTCTCGCCTTTACGCTTCTGGTACACGCCAACTGCCATGGTGTTAGCAAAGCCCTCTACTCGACTCATCACGACATCTAAGGATTTGTTAGCGTCTTTCAGTCGATCAAGTAAGGGAACTTGATACATCATGCCCGGTTCCATTCGGTACTCAACAAAGGGATATTCTTGTAAATCAATGTACTCGTCTCTCAACCAGCCATTCGAAGTGGTGAAGGTTTGGCGCATGACGATATCGCCCATGCTCTTACCTTCTAACACGTTGGTTTTCTTATCAGAAGCTTTAATCCGCTCCACGTTCTCATCAGTGACGTATTCCTTGGAAAACATTTCGTTGAGGATCAGGGTCTCTTGTCCGTCTACTTTTTCTTGGTTCCCAAAACGAGACTGCATGTACGCTTGTTTGACCTCACTTGAGGCGTACTTATTATCAGGACTAATCATCTCCCGCTGGACTGGATCAAACATCTCGTTTGATTTGATTTCAGCAATCAGGGTAGGGATAGCTTTGATTATGCTCGGTGAGTGATAGATATCATCGAGCTGACCAGCTAGATAAATGTCAAAGAAGTCATACACACTACCGTTAATCTTTTGAATGTTTGTATCGGGCCAAATCTGCATGTACGAGATTCCATGTTTGGCCGTTAACAACAACATGTGGCCAAGTTTGTCTCGCATACTCAGGTCTTGCCAGCCTTCTTCTACCCAGTGACCAATGCGCTGAGCAATATACTTCGAGTGTTTGAGAGCAGCCGCATACTTCTCCTGGTCTAAAACCTGTTGACCCGTAGCTCGATCATACGCGGTGTAATTGGCAGCCGTGATCTTTTCAGGGTAAATAGATGGGTGTGGCTCTAAAGCCATCAGGAGATTCGCAATCCCTCTGATTTGACGTGAGGCTTTAGGGATAGCTCGAATGGGACCAGCCATCGAATTAGACTGACTGACGTCAACTATTTTCCCGGTAGTGCGAGACATCTGGCGGAAGTGGTAGCCGTCGTCAAAAAAGTTATTCTCGTAGTTTCTCCGCTCAAAGTTTCTTCGCTGGAAGCTGTATCCTTGTTTGAGGTTATCAACTACGGCAGCCATTTTAACGGTATCGATGTGAGGAGTGAGTGTTTTCATTGTTCAAGCTGTTTCTTGATTGCCTTATTAAAATCATCATCGCTTAGATTTTCCATAGGGATGTACTCTGGTGGTTTCTCTTCAGGAGCTGGCTTTTCTCTCAGTGTTGTCTCAGTAAACTCGTAGGCGTCACGGCTTAAGAAGGCCCGAAACGTTTCTTTTTGTTGTTTGGCTTGATGACGAACGTACCAAAAGAAAAGCCCGGCAAAGACAAATTGGTAGGTGATGAGGGCAAGAATGATTTCAATCATCGCACTAAGTTCCTAGCTTTCCAGTATTTCTCGAACGGATTGGGGAAGGGAATGCTGGTCATTTTAAACATTTTGGTATCAAGCTGATCAAAGAAAGAATAGTGTCGCTCAATCACTTTAATCGTAATCGGCACCCCGTTAAAGGTGAAGAAAAGAGTACCTTTTTCACGTGTAAGATCAGGGAGGAGTTGCTGTAAAGCAGCCAATGTATATTCAGTTAAATCGTTCTTCTTAATTCCAAACTCAATTGGTCCTTCTAACTCATCTTCGCTGTGGTCATAAACATGTCGAGCAGTATCACCTAAGACAAAGCATTTAGCCATCGCACCTTCGAAGACAGTTTCCAGTAGGTCAATCAGGGCTAAATCAGAACTCGAACGATGTGTCAGCATGTGATCCTTCTCGGCTTCGTCTGAAAGCCTGTTGTATAAGCGTGGGCTCTTTTGACTGAACCGAAGCTAAAATGGGTTGGAGTCCCCAAATAGCCAAAGCATGGGCAAACACGATATCATCGTGTAGACCCACCGGTGCGTTGTATTGAATCCGGCCGCTACTGCTAACATCATAGGTAAACGAATTAAATTCTGCAATGGTCAGTGGGTCCGGTAGAATGTGAATCTTGGCCTGTTCAATCCACATCGCCATCTTCTGCACCATTTCCTTCTTTGATTCATTCGTAAACTTAATAGGTTCTACTCCCACTCCCGCTCGCAGTAAGTCATCAGCAATTGGATCTCCTACTCCGGTGGCATCTAAATAAATAAGTGCATTGTTATAAAAGCGAGAGATGTCTACCAGCTTGTTCTTTTGGAACGGCCACTCCAGTTTATTAAATCGATCCTGATACACCTGGTGGTTGTCGGTTCGATCATATACGGCAATCACGGTGTAGTCTTGCACCTTAGCCAGATCAACTCCCATGACATAAATATGTCCTGAAATAGGCCGGGCTGGTCTGGCGGTAGCGATAGTCTGGACGTTGCGGAATACCACACCAGCATCGTCTAAGAACTCAGCATAAATCTCCTGTCTGACCACGTGCTCAGGAGTGGATTTAATATCTTGTTCTAGAATCTCTCGAGGTAGGCGGGGATTTTCAAATGAGGTGTAGTGAAAGAATTCATAGTCAGGCCTATCTGATGCTCTGCCCAACTGAGACAGCTCATAAAACAAACCTCTCCCTTTAGGCGTACCGCCAATCACGCCCTGCATCTTGGGGAACTCCCACAGCATTGGTTTGATAGCGTTCTGCCACAGGTACTCGTTCTTCAAAATGATACCCGCCTCGTTCAGGAAGAACTTGTCATAGCCAAAGCCCTCAATGTTGTGCGGATTGTCCACGCTTCGAAAGTCAATGAACGCCCCTGCTATCTCCAGCATTTTGTCCTGTTTATGCCAATTATAGTAGCTCTTGGGAAGCTTCTTGAGATGTGGCATGAAATAACGGTCCACATAGCGAACAATGTTTGAGTGCACGGTATCAACCCACAAGCCTTGTTTGAATTTACCTTCTAAGGCGCAGCGGATGTAGTCGTTGGCTGCTCCTCGAGTTAAGCCAAACCGTCTCCCTTTAGCCACGATCTTAAACCGGGCGGGTGAGTCAAAGATGGCTTGTTGTTTAGGAAAGTTCTGTATTCCCAGTTCAATCGGTTGTTCCACAAACTAGTTATAGCTCAAGGCTTTTTTCTTTGCTAGAGTTGAGGCATGAACACACTCCTCAAAAACCTCAACCATGTCAATGGAGCTGACCTTATCCTGTTTGAATACGCTGAAAAAGTCTTAACTGAGTTTGAAGGCCCCCTATACGGCTGTGAGATGGGAATAGCCTATGGTGGTGGTGTTGAGGGGATTGGGGTGTTATGGAAAGACCGCGGCACAATTTACGGTTTTGATACCTTTGAGGCGATGCATCCCACGCATTTAGCCACTGATCCTGCGTTGTTTGAAGCTACCTGTATGCAGTATTGGTATGACTCGCCTGAGTATGGCAAAGAAGGTTTAGCCTATGACTACCAGCGCAAAACCTTGGACGGACTCGGCTTAGACAACGTGATCTTAGTTAAGGGTGAGGTGCATCCTGAAAGTTGTAAAGACATCCCGTACTTAAACTACGCTTTTCTTGATATGGACATTCTGTTCTCAATGAAGCAGGGGTATGCAGCCGTTAAAGATAAAGTGGTTAAAGATGGGTATTTGTTCCTCCACGATACCCACAACATCGAATCCTTAAAGGAGTGGTATAAAGCTGACGTACTGGGAACTGACGGGGAAATGTGGGAAGAAATCGGAAACTGGCCTAGCTCAATGCTGGTCTGCCTTAAGCGAACCAATCGTAATATGCCCGCTTCTCAGACTCCTTGATAACCAAAATCGGTAGGTCATTCTTCACTCGCTGCCAGTTCATAAATAGTCTACCCGTTCGACCGTTGCCGTCAATGAAGGGGTGAATGATTTCATAATCAACATGATCTCTTTGAATTTCTTCCTCGGTTTTGCTCTTGTTGGTCGTTTCACACCAGGCGCTGATAGCAAAAGGAATGTTTTCAAACGGCTCTCCCTCCCGACCACCCACCCAAACTGGCTCGCTTCGAAACACCCCAATTAAATGACTGTCTAAATCCTGATGAATCATTAGAATCTCATGCGTTTTCATTATTCTTTTAGGGGTAAGTATTTGAGCCTCACTAAGATACTCCCAAGCCTTCCAGGCCTGCATGAGTGAGTCGTCATCCCAAACACCTTCAATGTTGTTTGATTGTCTGAGGAACTCTAGAACAGTGGTGGTATCAGTCTTCATCCGGTCTTTTCTCTTCTACGATTCTAATCGTTAATGGGAACTCAGCATCCCCCGAGTGTTCGATTGATTGCTTGGGAAGTCCATCGAGTCGATTGCCCAATTCTTTTAAGGCCGGAACGTCCCCATCCATTGCTTTGGCCACCAACACGCTAGCTACCTCTTCTTTAATTGACTCGCCGTCTAGGTTGTTTTTTTCCATGGCGCTACGAAGTAGTCCAGCCCAAGTCCATTCCTTTTTAGGTCTGCCGTTAGGATTGTGGATCTCACCTTTTTTAAATGAAGTTCTCGTTTTTGCCATTTATTTGCCTATATTACTGGTGTAAAGACAAAACAAGGATATCATTTATCAGGGCAGTTGTGCAAACTTGTAACTCATGTCTTTGCGCATAATAGTAGTGCCGTTAATCAGGGTGGTTGGTTCCTCTGGTTCAATAAAAGAATACACCCCAGATTCCCGTCGAGCGTTCTCAAGTGTACCAAAATGGTGTGTATAAGCTTCATATGAAGGAAGCAAGCCGCCTCTAAAATCGGTAAAGGTAGGAATCTTGTTATACTCCTGAGCAAAAACTACTAATAATTCCAACAACTCTTCTCGTGAATATCCCTTACCACCGCGCTTATTCCCTTTGTTAGTAGTGGTCTTAGCTGTATGTCCAGCCATTTCTAACGCTTTAGTCCACGAGCCAAACGTAGCGTAAATAGCATGGGTGTATTTCTGGGTCCCTAAAAATTGGTTAAATTCTAGTTTAGAAGGAGTGTGTCCGAGTTTATCTGCCACTTCTTTGATCTTCTCAATCAGTTGGTCCGGACAGGTGCCTCGTCTGTTTTTGGTCTCTAGTCGATGCTTCTCGGGTTGGGGGGCTTTTTTCGGGCGAGCTTGACGAGACTTTTCTTGGAGTTTTCGCTTCAGTTCAAGTCGTTCTTCTTCAGACAGAGAACGCAAATACTTCAGGTATTGGTTTCTTCGGTCAATTCGGTATTGTTCACTTGCCATGGCCGTTCCATAAGACAGCTGAAATTTTTCTCGATATTCAACCGCTTTCATTTTGTGAGCATGAGACACGTGAGCTGCTAGGTGCTCAAACAGTTTTCCGCAGATGTGACATTGGACGTATTTGCCGTCTTTGGTTTGTGACAGTGTGCCTAAATACCCAAACCCATCGGGAGTTTTAAGCAGTGGCTCTTTATAAATAGTTGGAACTAAAATTTCTTCTTCTGACATATCGTTATTATATCACAAATGATACAATAGTTTATATTAACGAGAGAGATTGATATAGACAGGACCCGGTTCTAGCGCGAGCTCAAGGGTTGGCTTAATCTCATCAGCATTGGCGGGCCAGTACTTCCTGATATTGGTCAAAGGTTCAAGGATGTGTTTATCATCTCCCGCGTAGTGAGAAACGCCGTCATGTTGGTAGTCGCTGTTTCTACCACTACCGATGAGCTTAACATTGGTTTCTTCGTGGTTGATATAGGTGCGAATCGTTTCAAAGGGGCGGTACAGGAGAAATGGAGTAATGGAATAAACAAACGGGATTCTACCGGTTTGAGCCAGTCCCACGGCCATACCCATCATGGCTTGCTCAGCCGCGCCACAGTTTACTGCCCGTTCTGGGAAGTCGTCGCGGTGTTGGTCGAAAATTCGGTACCCCAAGTCCCCGGTTAGGAACCAGATGCGCTCGTCCTTTTTCATGAGGGCATAGAGCTGTTGGGCAAACTGGTAGCGCATGTTTTGGGAGAGATCAATCATTTCAGTTCCTTCAGCGTAAAAATTTCCTCAAGCTCTTCTCGCTTCCACTTCTTCACGTCTTTACGGTGTAACTCTAACCACCGCACTCTACCAACTCCAATTTTCGTAACTAAATTAATGCGATACTCCAACAAATTCCCGTGTTTAAATCGGTTGCAGCTAGCACACTGACCATGTAGGTTGTCTGGGTGATATCTTAAAAATCCTGATGAGCCTTGTGCGATGAAGTGACCCGCTTCTTTTTCCGCAACTACTTTGCCACATGAGATACAGGGCAGATCTTTGTCTCGCTCTCTAATCAGCTTGTTAACAATCTTTTGGGCTTTCTTCTTCAACTGGGCCACACTTTTGACGGTAACGATTTTGATTTTAACCTTGGGTTTAATCTGGTCTGATTTGAGGTGGCCGATCATGAGAATATTTCCAAGGCTAATTTGTACTCATCCTCGGTCATGGTTTTGTAATGAGCGTCTACTTGTTTTAAAAAGGGAAGTTCGTAGTTAAAAAGCTCATCGGTAGTGGTGTGGATCTCAATATCTGGATCAAAAGTCATGAGTCGGGGGATGAGATCGTAGGGATCAATGAAGTCATAAGCTCCAAAGCCGTTGGCGTTTAAGTGGATTTTAAGATTGTTTACCTTACGATGGGTTTTGATTCTCAAGGCTTCCCAGATAGATCCTTCGGCACATTCGCCGTCACTGATGACACAATGGACGTCAAAGGGTGAACCAATGGCCATGCCTAAGGCTATGGGTAATCCTTGGCCCAAAGAACCGGCTGAACAGTCCAGTCCGTTCTCTATATCCCGATTCGGATGAACGCCGTGTTTTTCGTACAATGCAGCGGCTGAGACACCCAAACATGCCTCTAAGACTACGTAGAGGGCAACTCCTGCATGTCCTTGGCTTAAGACCACTTTGTCTTCGGGTTTTTTGTGCTCGTAGATTTCGGCTAAAATGTCCACCGCAGTTAAGCAGGAACTCAGGTGGCTGAGTCCGTATTTATAACTGAGTTCGATGATGTGTTTTTTAAGCTCTTTGTTTGTAATGCTCATAGGTTCTAACCAGTCCGGCAGTGATGTGGTATTTCGTATTCCGTCCAGCTAAGTGCACCATTAGGCTGGTGTCTGCTTTCCAGCTCTCGGCGGTATCAAAGTTTCGAAGACTTCCCTTGATTTCAAAATTCACTGATGAATTGGCTGTATATTCTAAATATCTTACTACCTGCATGTTGGTGTAATCGTCTCCTGTACCGATATTTACTACTTCTTGTTTATACGATTCTGGGTTGGCAATGAGCCGCAATAATATGTCTACAAAATCATCGATATATATCCAGTCATGACGGGGTGATGGGTCTACCACGATATGTTCTCCAGTTAAAATTGATCTGATCAGGGTAGGAATAAATCGAAATTCAGCCTCACCCGGACCATACACGGAAAACGGCCGCACTACTAAGATTGGCTTATCAAACTGGCGGGCAAACGCTCGGGCTAGATAGGTTTGAGCTACTTTGGTGGCGCCGTAGAACGTATCGGTAGCAAGAGGGGTTTCGTTTTCTTTCATGGGTTCGGACTGGCGGCCGTATTCACTTGAGCTCCCCATTAAAATCAGACCTTTATAGGGAATGTGCTTTGTGGCGGTCAGAAGATGGAGGGGGCTGATGACGTTGGAAAAATACAGTTCGTCTAGGTTGTCTTCTTGATTCTGATTGGCGTGGTTGCCGTAGGCGGCACAGTTGATAATGTAGTCGGGATTTTCAGCCGTTAAGTACTTTTCTAATTTGTAGGGGTTGCCATACATATCTCGGGGGATGAGGCGGATTTCGTTTGTTTCGTCTTGGGAGAGGCGCTCACACAGATGTCTGCCGATAAACCCTGAAGACCCGAGAATGACGTATTTCATGTTTTTTTAGTGTAGGCCACGGTGCGACAGTCTCCGCAGATAATTTGTAGGTTTTTGCCCGCTATCAAGGTGAGGTGTTCGCCCACACCGTATGATCGCTTTACAGCTAATATACCACTTGGTAGTCGCTCGGCTAGCACCTTTTTCTTACCGTCAGCTAATTCGCAACTAGAACAGATAATGAGTTTTTTCTCTCGTTTCATATAAACAACTTGGCCAGGAGAAAAACAAATTTATGAAAGTTTTTGTTTACGAGGTTTGCGAGTTTTAGATACATGTTTTTTTTCGATATCAAATATTGACTCGGCTTCTTGTTTGAATACTCGCAGCATAGTTATACCCAACATTCGCTCGTGCTCTTTAATCTTTTTGGTCAAAGCTATCAACACGCTCAAGGTCATTCCGGCATGAAACAAAGCAGCCCAGATATAAAACATGTTGACAGTGACGGGTTCGAAAAAGAGATCATAGATAAATTTTAGCATTAGTAGAACCTCACTTTAGTTCCACGCGCAATGTCGTAGTTGTAAATAGTTTCTAGAACATGAAGATAATCGCCAGCTCGATCACAAAAGACAATTCTATCTGGACATGTCTGCAGCTTGTTTTCCATTCTTTCCCAATCAATTCCTAAAGAAATGAGTTTTTTAACTTGCTCAACAAGCAAAGTACTGCGCCAAATTTGTCGCACCGTGTGTGGTCTGAAGGAACTAATGGCAGCCACCACTTCTTCGGCTTGTGGTAAGTTTTTTATCTGAAACGCGCCTGATTTAAGCATTCTACTGACCGAAGTGGCCCATTTTGTCTCTCCCAGCAAACGAGCGGCCAGGAGTGGAGGAAGGTCGTGTTTTGAAGAAAAATCCATCAGTTCGATGTAGTGCTCGTTTCCCTCTTTAATGAATGACTCGATGTAGTTAATCAATTTCCAGTCTTCTTGAGCGCTGTTTATTTCTCGAACCAACTCAACGCCAGTGTCCGCCACAATGACATAGGGGACAGCTAAACCCAAGATCTTAAAGGCGGCAATTCGGTGTTGGCCGTCAATCACCTCATATTTTTCATTCACAAGTACCGGACGGGATAGATAGAGGTCTTTGTTTTTATTTAAACTGTATGACCGAACCAGCTTTTTAACATGCCCTGGGTTGACGGGGCGATTGCCTAAAACAGACGTGAAGGCATCATAATTGGTGGTTAACAAAATCGGGGCTTCAATCTTGGTTACTTTAGACGTTTTTGACATATCAGTAATTATAAACTACTTACTCACACTATGTCAAGAGTTATAACTATTGATCTGGGCTGGTGGGGGTCATGGAACGATTTTCCACGATGAGATTAATGTCTTCAGGGGAGAATCTTCGATCTCCGCGTTTGTTGATTTTGATGGCTGGAAGAACGCCCTTATCACTCCAGCGGCGAATGGTGAGGGTGGAGACGCGAAAGATGTTGGCAACTTCTCGCACGGTAAGGAGGTTTTGTACTACTGGGGAGGTATCTGACATACAAGAATGGTATCACATTTGAGCTCATTAATCATATTTAATTCCTACAAAATCGATGGAATTAGATTAAACACTGAGTGTGTGGGGCAACGATTTGACGAGACGCCATCTGGGAAGGCGAGCCTACTCGTATAGTCACGTTGCATGCCTCGGTTTTGTGGTTTATTCCACCCACCTTAGAAGGGATTACGCTGCTATTTCTAGACTGTCCCCTTTCCGATATTCTCAACGGCTGCGAGCGTTTACCTATTCCGCCACCCACACACTCAATGCTCAATCCTTCAGTTCTTTCCAAACTCTTACCTTTATGGTTCTTAAAGGGTGTATGCTTATTATATGTTAAACCAACTCATTACCTTCATAATCGTTTTACTCCTGGCCGGATGTGCTGTTATGGCTGTTCGCTGGTTTCTTGACCAGTTAAGTATTCCACAGCCCTTTAGAAACATTGTTCTAATTATCCTCGGCGTGGTCGGCTTGGTGTGGCTTCTCAACTTCTTGGGTATTTATACCCCCACTATTTAGGTGTTTTTCTTTAATCTGATTTGTGAATTTGGGATGGACGAGACGCTGGGCCAGAAGATATATTTCGCTTGTTATCTCGGTTTCAAAGCCCTCATAGTTAACGGCAAGTATTTGTCCAGCTTTATTGATTTTGATATCCGCGGCCCCGGCTGGAAAATGTTCGCAAATCTCTTTTACTATTTCGCTTAAATACGGCCTGCAGTTGGGACAATTGTCGGTTTTGTTTTTGTCATGCAGGGGACATGAGACCAAACCGTCTTTTTTCATTCGCTTCTTTTTAGGAGGTTCTGATCTGTGGTCAGGGATAGGTATGAGCCCCCACGGCGCATTTCTTTCGTACCAGTCAGCTATTTCTTGAATATACTTCGGCGTTTTCATAAATCCTTTGTAGTGGGTTGGGTTTCTTTCTTTATAGCTTCTTCTAGACTGTCATCCATGCAACAACCACACCCGTCATTAAAACCGCCGTATTCTTTGATTATCCTCTCACGCTCGTCTTCAACTCCTTTTTGGTAAGCAGAGGTGAGTTCTTGAGCTAGGAATTGTTTTACTCCTAAAATGGTTTTTCTACTCATTAGCCATCCCTGATAATCTTTTCTATCAAGTAGGTCGGCTGACTCGTTTAGGTTTTGATTAAATCTCTTCTCAACGTCTTCAGGTGGGTTGTTTGTCACAACTGACAAAAATGTGATGTTTGGATCGTCGCTAGGCTCTTCAGTAACCATGGTTACAAATTGGCCGCCAATACTAAGTGGAACTGATTCCGATTTCATACCTTCTTTCTACTATTAATAATTTTCTTCGAGAAAACAATAACTTTTTTACAAGTTTCAATATCTGCGCCTTTCATATGAGTCCATTTGCCAAATTCTTTTTTAAGTAGTTCATAAGCGACTTGTCGTTCCATTAAACCAGTTGTCCATATTCTGTCAAAGTGGTTGTGGGCTTCGGTTCTATACCATTTTACATTTCGTCGTCTTTTCATAGAGTGTCTCCGTGTTTATCGGATGCGAATGAACGAGATTTGCCTTTCACTTCTCCTCCAATCCAGTATGGTCTAGTAGTTCGGGGTTTTCGTAGATGTTACCGATGACAATAGACCCTTTGTACCTTCCACCAGTTTCATCGATGTCTGGAAACCATAGCCACCCGCCTTCTTTTTGAGACCACTCAACTAGAAATCTTTCCTGAGGTCTCCAGGTGCTTTGTATGATGTCACCTTCCCAAATCTCAACACCGTTTTTGTCTTTGAGGCCAGTAAATTGCATGAGCGTTATCATGTCGACGCCATACCAATCTGCTATTTTTGGTGGATAACCATCGTCAACTGTTGCAGCATTGGCCTTACCATTTATTTTTATAACCGAAACATCTTGGACCATTCGTTTCCAGTCGCTTGACCAAGCTCTAAACTTTATTGGTCTGTTCATTTCACCTCAATTCCTGCTTTGAGTAGTCTTGCATATTTTTCCTCGGTAGTGTGGCCATCCCAGCTATTTCCGTCACGCCACTCAAGATGGTTAAATAACTCTTTTTCCGAGTCATGGATGTGCCAACTGGCCTGACCCTCTGGTGTTTGAATAAGGACGATGGTTCTCCAATCATCCTCCCAAGCAGTATCTGTCTCTGGGTGTCTCTCTAGCCAAGAGAGGTGTACCTTACTAAGGTAGCAAACTAACTGATTTCGTTCCCAGTAGGCCTGTTGCTTTGACTTAATTTCTTTGTTGATACGGACGCCCATTTTGTTTCGAGTCATTTTCAAACCTTTTAAGTGGTTCTTTTTTAGCTCCCTCACCCAATCAGTTAAGAGGGATTCGACTTCTGGAATACCGTTAAGCCTTCCGTCAGTCCTCATAATAATGGTTTCTGCTAGTTCTTTGACTGTCATGACGATCCTTTAAAAAGACTCAGTGAGCGACTCAGGTTATTCTTAGGCGTCTGGTCAACCAATAACCGGCGATTTGAAGGGGTAAATTGTTTAAAACCCGCCAGACTTGCTCTCGGATTCAGTCGCTCACTCAATCTTCTTCATCCTCATGTAAGTACTCGTAAATGTTGCCTAAAATCACCCAATCAATGTGCCAGCCCAAGCTGGTCAAGAACTTACCCAACTCCAAATAGGTCATTTCTTTAATGCTCGACTTGGCCTCGAGTTCGTCAATAGCGGCGGTGTTTATTTTTTCCATGGTGTTAGTCTCCCCAATTTCGAGAACAGACGCTTTAAGCAAAAAAGTGGGGATCTCCAGCGCCTGACCATCTCGTCATGTCCTTTTTTGGCTTCAGCCTCCGTACTATATCTGTCCATGTCTAAGTCCATATACGAGTTGGGCGGAAAAACCATGGTCTCAAAGATTAAAGGATGGTTTGGGTCACTAAAAAAAAGGTTGTGATCTAGGCCCAGCCAGACCGTAGAAACCGCTCCACCCCACCAAAGCCTTGTAGCGGCCACCAGCTTGTAGTCTTTGTCTTTAAGCTTGTCGTTCATTTCTCTCATCGCTTTAATCCAGCGGCGGCTTCCGGTCTTAGTTCCTTTCGGCATAATAGGCGTGCCGTCTTTCCAATACCACCGTGGACCGGATGCCATTTTGAGATAGTTGAGGTAGTTTGGTTCGTTTTTCATATGTTGGGTGTGTCCTGGGCGGGGGTGAGCATATATCTGGTCATCGGTAAATACTAAATAAACGTTAGAAAGTAGTATTTCTGATGTTCTCCCTTGTGGTCGTCACGTCTGAGTCACCCCACAAGTTCGTAATATTTTGTTATCATTTACCCTCTTAAAATTTAATTGTTCGGGGGTTTCGGCGCTCTACCGCTGAGCTACTACCCCCGTGTAGGGGGGGGTAGGCTGGATTCGAACCAACGACTTCCTTCTTATAAAAGAATGATAGATTTCTTACGGAAATCACTCGGCATGGTAGCATAGGTAAGATCGGGGCCCCAATCAGTGTTTTAGGCACACTCCTGAGGCCTTATGACCAGCCCTATATGCTCGCCCCCACCCGGGGGAGAAAGTTACTTTCCTTTCTTGGTCTCAGATTTAGGCGTGGCAGGCATCTTATACTCCACGTCGTAAATCCAATTAGCTTGTTGAATCGAAGAATCAAGTTTTCTCAATTCACTAGCATAGTGATCATACGTTTTAGTAACGTCTTCCAGAGTCACTTTAGGAACCTGAAAGCTTACCTCGTCTGTTTGATCGTTCACGTTAATGCGCTTTAATTTAACCTCAAACAGGCCTTGTTCCCCCAGTTGCTTGATGGGTTCAAGCTGACGAACCTTGGCCTCTAGCTGTTTTCTTAAAAGCAATGCTTCTGCAATTTTCATAGATCTCCCTTAAATAATTTGTATTTGTCTGTTTTCACCGCGACCGCGACCCCGACCACGACCACGACCCCGACCGCGACCGCGACCCCGACCACGACCACGACCCCGACCACGACCCCGACCACGACCCCGACCCCGTCCACGACCGCGACCGCGACCACGACCACGACCACCACCGCGACCCCGACCGCGTCCACGACGGCGACCAGGACCGCCATCACGACCACGATGACGACCA